CATAAAGAACTCTGGTCGAGTACCAGTGCCTCCAACTGTAACTTTATCGCCAGATTGACCATAAACGCTTGATAGATTTCCACTGCTTTTGTAATCAGTTGCCATATACAATCCAACTTCATCACCAACGGCACTTGCTACAGATGTAGAGTCTGAGCGTTCCAACTCTGAATCATGATATTCAGGAGTTCCATTATCATCGTGAGCTACAATATATGCATACCTTTTATGAAAAGAAGGTCTGCGTTCTGTGAATTTAAATTCTGGGTCATCAGTTGGTTTCTTTGAAAGTTTAGAAACCATTCTGAAAAAAGGATCCTGAGCTATTGCCAACTCAGATACTCTATCCCCAAAATTATATTTTCTCCGAAGCGCACCTGTATCCAGATCAGTACCTAAACGGGGTTCCGCGGCACCAGCTGCAACATCAGCGGTTGCTTCTAGATTAAATAAGTCAGCCATTTGACTTACTCCTTATTTTAGAGTTAAAGCATCTGGCTATGACTGAAAAAAGTTCAGCTATTAACCAAATGCAGATTCAAGATTCTTGTCAATCCCCAAAATGGCATCAAATAACTCATCTTCTGGATCAGAAATTACAGAAGCAGAACCGTTACTAGCTAATGACTTAGGTTTCATCTGAGTATTTTTAATATGCTCAGAAGCTTTTTCAGTTACACCAGCTGATCGTGGCTCTTGAATAGGTTCGTTATTTTCTCTTTGTTTAAGATAATAAATATCATCAAGAGATAACTTCCTAGAATCTGCATAGTTTTTAAACTCTTTCCATTCGTCTTCGTTAAGACCATGTTTTTCTCTAAAAGAATTTATTTCTGAATTAACTTGAGCTTCTTGTCGCTGCTTTCCTAATTCATTCTTCATTCTTTGTTGAACAACCCTATCTATGGTAGAGTTCAGAACTTTTGCTGAATCACTTTCAAGATTTGTTACAGCTTCATCTGCGTCAAAGATAAAATCTTCTGGAAGATCAAGCTTTTCTGTTACACTTTGTGGGGTTTGACCGCCACCCTCGAAATAACCTCTCACATGATTGATTAATTCGGGGTCTTTTCGCATTTCGTCAAGTATGGGTAAATATGGTTCTAGTTCCTTCAGACGGGTGTTAAGCCGTTTTCCTTCTTTACTAGAATCAGCGTACCTTTTTTTAAGAGTCTCGACATCCTCTTGCTGAACTTCACTAACAACATTTTCTTTGTTATCAGAAACAGTTTGTGAAGAATCATCACTTTCAAGAATACCTCCATTAACCTCTGCATCTAGTGATGAGAAGAAATCAGAAGGACTTGTAGAGCCTTGTACTTCATTGGGGGCTTCGGTTGAAGCGTTGCCTTGAGTTTGAGCCATAAGTTTTTTTTCCTTGTTTACAATTAGAATTTATTAATTAGTTTTGTCTTGTTCCAATTCTTTTTCTGTTTTCTTTTTTAGATCATCTTGCATCAATTTTCTATAATATTTTTGTTGAGCTTCTGTTTCTAATACATCTTTTTTAATTTCATTTGAACCAACACCTATTTGATGTCTTATTCCAGCTTGTACTAATTGACGCTTTAATGTTTCGTTTTCACCCATTTTATCTTTCATTTGAGATTCTAGAGATTGGATTTGTTGTTGCAATTGAGCATAAAGAGATTTTCTTTCTAGAATTTGTTCTTTACCTCTAACATCTGTTTCAGAAAGCATAGCAACATCATCAATAAGACCAGCTTGAAACCATCTAAAATATTCTTCAAGTAAAGCCCACCTATTTAATGGCATAACTGCTCCAGCTACAATTCTTATATCAAATCTAGACGAAGCATAATCATTCCAAAGTTGAACTTGATCCCCATAATCATTATAAATTGGAATATTAATTCTTGTTTCTTTTTCATCATAATCGCCAGCTGTGTTTGGTTGAACTATTCTAAATACCTTATCTATTCTATAATGAGATTGAGAATGTTGTTTAAAAATTTCCCCAGTATGTTCAAGAGCAGGTTCTAATACGCTATTCATCCAAGCTTTTATTCTTCTAGTTCCAAATTCATCATTGGCAAGTAGTCCCCTATATGTTTCAGCCTGTTCTTGCGTAAAACCCATCATAGCACTTGGAATACCAGCTATATACTCCATATCTGATTTACCCTCTTGAGTAACGGTAAAAAAAGCATTATTAATTGGAGCTGGCAATACTGGAGTCGGAGGTGTAAAACCAGGTCTGTATTTTAATAAAGCACCTGGAGCTGATGAGTATTGTTCCCATTCATCCTCTGGAACACTTCCCTCTTCATATATCCATCTAAGATTGGAAGCGAGGTTTGCATTGTGAAGCATAACTTGATGAGCCTTATTAACCTCTTGTTGTTTTCCTATCATTGGTATAACTGCTGACATTGGATATGGAGTACCAGTATATAAATAAGGGACTGGTATTATAGGATAATCAGTTATTGGTAATATATATTCATACATAGTAACATCAGAACCAAGAGAACAAGACACTTTAACTCTTTTTTCATAGAATTTTACGCTATCAATTATAGTTTTTGCAACTTGCTCATTTTCAATTAAAAGTTTATATTCTTTTTCAGTAACAACTTTTGATTCTGTTCTATTTAATTCTTCTTGAGTTGCATAATCAATTTCAGATTTCTTTCTTTCTATTCCGTACCTTAAAGCTTCTTCAGCTTTCTTTATTTCGAGTAATGCTCTTTCTTCTATTATTTCACCAGCTTGAAGTTGGCGATCTATTGACAATATAGCTTCTTTTGTTGCCACCTGAGATTCTTCTATAAATGATTTTAATTTTTGCTCTGAAACTATTTTTACATTTTTCATATCCTCATCAGATGGATACATTTGTATTGTAAGATTGTAAAAAGGAACTCTTATTTTTTCAAAACATTCATAATAATCAATTATTTGATCTTTTGCACCTTCAGAATCAACGCTTGTTCCAATATCTTCATGTATAATAGCGTCTGAAGAATCTCTATCAGCCATTGAATAAGATTGCATCCTTCCTTGCTCTGATGCTTTATTTATTTTACGGATATGTTCTGGAAACATTTGTTTAAGTTGGTTTTTGGGAACTGCTTTTTTAACAATAATAAAAGAAGCATCTCTTAAAAGAAAATCTCTACTCATAGGATCAGGATAAACATCATAGGGGTCTATTCTTTTAAAGACCACATCCCCCTTACCATTATCAAGATCAGTATCTACATCTATAAAAAAATAACCAACTCCTTTAGCAAGAGCATCTAAAATAACACTGCCGTAAACAGCTTTGCCATTTGAGATGTTCCAACAATAATCAGATATATCACTATGTATTTGAGCTATATTAGTATCACTCCCATCAACAGCTACCGCTTTCCATCTAGGATTATTAGCAGTTACAAAATATTTCATTGTTTCAATAATAGGAGTTATCCTATTTATTTGAAAAGTAGGCATACCAGCTTCTTCTAAAGCATCTTTTTCATCTTCTGTTAATTGGTCATTAAGGTAAAAATCATATCCTTTTTGACTTTGAGACTGCCATTTAATTCTTTCATCAGAATTAGCAGAATTAAACATATTATATATTCTTTCACTTGTTTTTGTTTTAGCCATTTTAATTATCCGTATAAAATTTTATTATTAAGCAACTATCCAAGCCTTTGCTTTTCTCTTTGGTTTGATCCACCTTCTTTCTTTTCCTTGACTTGATTGTTTTAAATTTGGAGGGAAAGCGTGCAAAAGCGCATAGAAAAGTGTTTCAATGGTATCATCATGTGCCATTTTTGAACCAAAAGTAACGATTTCGTGTTTTAAATCAAACATATTATCCCTTAAATATACTGTTCCTGTGCTAAACCTACCAGATAAACCCGAATATATTTTATTTCTCTTTTCTCTTCCACCTGGTTTTTCAGGGATTACTGCTATTTCAAACTTATTTTCTATTCTTCTTCTTTCATTTAAGGCTTGAAATACTGATCTGTTCATAGCTACATCTTCAACTGTGCTAGA